CTGCACTTTGCTGTTGCATCAGCTGCCCCGCCTGCCCAGGCTGGCCCGTGTTTGCGCCTGACAACTGCGCCAGCCGCGCGTACGCGTTCTGGTAGTCGTTCTGCTGAGAGGTGTCCAGGGCCTGTGCGCGCTGGAATTCATTCGCAAACTCCGTGGAGGCCATGCCCTGACCATAGGTTTCCAGCGCCGCGAGGCGGTTGCCGCTGTTCAGAAGCCCACTGTGCGCTGCCCCTCGGTTCACCGCATCCATGCCCTGCTGCAGTCGGAACTGATAGCTCGGGTCATTCGGCTGAAAGGTGTTGCCTGGGGTCAGCATCTGCTCCATTGCCGTCAGCCCAGAGGTTTGCCCGGTCTGCCCAATGGGACTTCGCATTAGCGTACTCAACTGGGGCTGGTACTGGTAGCGTTGGGAGGCGAAGGGGTCCGCGGCTTGGGCTGAAGTGCTAGCGCCGGTGCCACTGCCGCTGCTGCCGCTACCGCCAAGAGCACCCCCAAGGGCACCGCCAATGGCACCGCCTACTGGTCCGCCGAGCATCGAGCCGACTGCAGTGCCCACCGGACCGAGAATCGAAGAAAAAAAGCCCATCGCTAAGGCTCCTTGTAGTTAAGATTTCATAAGGGGTTCACGGGATTCGTGCGAATTACACCGTTGTACTTCGCACGAATTTGCCTCACGCTTCCCCAGCTGTCATATCCAATTGCATCGCGTATAACTTTAGCGACGTCGCATCGGTGTGCAGAAGCTCCCACCCCCGACGACGGCTCCGCCCGCACCGCTGCAGCATCTTCCTCACGCTCCCCAAGTACACCGCGCGCAGTGCCGAGAAGCTTTGGTAGTCGTCATCGGTGTAGTGCACGGAGATTGTACTTGCCACGGTGTCAGCGTGCAAGAACAAGGCAGCGAATCGCTTCTGGTTCAGGGTACCCCAGTCGTAGCAAGGGGTCACGATGCGGCAGGTGATGGGTCCGGTGATGTCGCTGTAGGTTGTGGGGGACATCACAATGGTGTCGCCGGTTGCGGGGTCCTGAAAGAAGTCCCCATTGAGGGCACCAGCGTAGCCAATGGGGGTGAACTTGCCCTCCACACCTGCGGTGGTGGAAGTCCACTGCGTCCAGTGCCCTGTGGTGAGGTCAAACACTAGCGTAAGACCGTTGGTGTTGTAGCTCGGGAGCGTCAGGACGTAGAAGTTGTGTCCCCCGGTTTTCAGCGCATACGCTGTGAAGTCCTCCAGGTTATAGTAGTTCAGCACCCGCTCGATTGCGGGAGTGGAAATGACCTGCAAGGCCAAGCCGGAAAGTGCCAACACCTGCCGCCCGTACTGTTTGTTCTTTGTGACCCACACTGTGGTGTCAGCCATTTCCACCAGCGACAGCCCCCCAGCGCAGCCCGTGGTCCACGCGGCATTCCCCACTGGCAGCAAGGGGCTTCCCGGTGCGGGGTTCTCTGCGTCGTAGAAGAGCTGGCACCCGAACTCGAACATCCCCACAATGTAGTTAAGGTGACGGATGACCCCCCTGCCTTTGCCATAGGCAGCATCCCCTGCAATGAAGTTCAGAGCATTCCACGAAGTCGGGTCTTCGAGGTCACTGCCGTAGATGTTACCGCTGGAATCCATGACGTAGTAGGTGCCGTCCAAGAGCGCGACGCCAGGGACCGTGAGGGCAGGGTAGTCAAGGTCAGTAACCTTTGTAATGGTCGCGGTGATGCCAGAGCCAACAACAACCCACAGCCCCACGGCGTTCTTGAGCAGCGTGGTGTTGTTGGGGGAGTCGCTCAGCACTTCATAGGGGGTGTTGGGCATAGTGTTGCCCGCGATGGCGATGGGCGACCCCCCCTGACTGCTGTACGCGACATCGCTCAGGATCGACCACAGGATGTCCTGCAGCAGGAACTGACCCTGTGCAGTGGCTCCGGCAGGGGCCGGTGGGCGCGTGAAGAAGGCCGTACCGGAGCGCTTCACCGCAGCCATGCCTTCCGCCGTCCGCTCCGCACACATGTTGACCATGCGGGAATCAGTTGCAAGCCCATCCCCGCCACTGCGTGCCCCAATTGGCTGCACCAACGGCAGCTTTTTGGGAGTCGGCCCGTTCGGGGTATCCTCATCCGTGACAGTTGCCATTACCGCATCCTTTCGGAAGGGGTGAAGAACACCGAGGCCTGCTCCTGCTCAAAGGCAAAGAAGTTCTTGCGGTACATGCCCGCTCGAATCCCGATCTCCTGCCTCACATCAGGCGGGGCCTGATACTCCAGAGCGATTTCGTCCGCGAGGCACCACTTCAGCAAGCGGAAAGCTTCCTGCGGGAAGTCGGGATTGTCAGTTGCGAGATTGAAGTCCTGGATTTGCCGCTGGATGACGACGTGCAGGATGCGCGTAGCATCAGCTGGAACGTCATACACCACCAGGGACCCTGCCCCTAGCTGCGGGTCGTAGTAGCACTGATTGGGGACGCTTTGGGTTGCCTTTTGCCCCAAGGTGTCATAGTCGTACCGGCTGGTGATGGTGAGCTGAGTGTCGTTGCCGGTACTGTCCCGAATGTAGACGTCCAGGATACGCAATGGCAGTGTGGTGCCGCTGGCCGTGCTCAGGTTGTATGCCGCCTGCCCTGCAACTGTGGGCACAGCGATGTCCTGCACACACCACAGCGGCAAGCCTTCCGTGGCGAGTTCCTTCGCCAGGATGTTAAGGGCTTGTGCGCAGTTGGTGATGTCGCTTGCTGGGATGACGTCCTGGTCGCCGAAAGCTCCGGTAAGGCGGAGCGCGGCACCAATGATGTCATCGCGGGTCATGGTGAAGCCATAGGTGCCGCTTGTGGCCATTGCTTTGCTCCTTCGCTGTTGCTGTTGCCGTTGCCTCTGCCGTTGCCCTTACGTCCGCTTTGCCTTACGCGGAACCTTCTCCCGCATTTGGGTCGTGTGGGCAACCTTGCGGTTCATCATTTCCCCCATTGCAGCATTCGCTTTGGACTGGCCTCCACCGCCAGAGGCTTTCGCTTTTGGCTGCTCCAATTTTGCTTTGCCTTTGCTCTTACTGTTACTGTACATCATTACCTCCTAGACGGAAAGTGGAATGGTCAGGAACCCGCTGAAACTGCCAGCAGCCGTAACGGTCCCGCTGCCTGTAGTACGAGCACAGGTGATCTTGATGTCGGTCATTGGGGGGACAAAAACTGGAGGGTCCAGGCACAACTGCTGTATCCCCCCGTTGGACACCCCAAAGGTCGCAACGGTAATGAACACCCCAGGCAGGAGCATCGTGTCCAATGCGCTGATTCGCAGGTCCATTTCGATGAATTCCCCTACCGTGGTGGAGCAGCCGCTGAAAACTACATCAGTCAGGAACCCCGTGCAGTTGGCCGGTACAGTCCCAATTGCTTGGCGGGATGCGGTGTAGGTGCTGTCGATTCTGGCGTAGGTGTTGCCTCCGTTTGTGATGGTAATGTTGCCCGCAGCCGACCCCCCACTCCCCACAGCTGTAGCAAAGACTTTCAGAATGCGAATGATGTCAGTGGGTGTGGTGAGCACCGGCGTGGTGCCGTTCAGGTTCAGCGTAGTGAATTGCTGAATGTAGTTGTGGTCCAGGTACAGGATGATAATGGACCGCACACCAGTACCCACGAGGGTGTCATTGGCACTGGTGCTTACAACTGACATTTGCGTGGCCGCTGGGGGGAACACGTAGGTTCCCCCGACGTTCCACAGGTCGGTTCTGACGTTGGTGATGCCGGTTGCCCGGCCTACTGCTGTGACTCTGGCGCCCATGAAGCCTCCCTTCGGAGTTGCTTTTAGCTTTTCGCTATCAGCGAACCCCAACCCCGACATTGCCCTCTTTGACCAGCTCCAGCACGAGGGAAAAGATCTGGATTCCCGACGCCCAGCCGGTCGTCAGAAGGTCGATGGAGCCAGTTTTGCCAGCACCTGCGTTGTTCGTAAGGCCCCCGAAGTCCACAAAGGACATCCTTCCGCGACCAGCGAGGGGCAGGATGACGACGTTTGCCGTTGCGTGCCACTGCAGTTGCAGTTCCAACTGGTCGCTGATGCTGTAGTCCAGGTGGTAGATGCGGAACTGCGGCGGGATCGGAACGAACGAAGCCGGGTTCACGATGGTCGTAACGGAAAGGTCGGAAGTGTCGAGCACCCCCGTT